CCAACAGATTTTTCAGCACTATCTAAATTCGATTTAACTTCTAACTCTATTGTTTTCTTTTCAGCCATTTTATTTCTCTTTTGATTTTGTTAAATCCTTGTTTAATTGTTGTTGGTCTTTGGTACTTTCCTTTAGCTATTTCAATCAATTCACTTTGTCCGTAAAATTCATCTAATGCTAATAAATCTAAAATGTGCTTTATCATATTGCTACTCTAAAATCTGTTAATAATTCAAATTGAACTTCTCCTGTTGTTAAATCTGTTGTCATTGTATTTATGATATATTTCTTATCTCGTATAAGTATCTTATCATTCAATTTAAGCGATGTTAATAATGATGTTGGTAATATACCACTAACTTTAATTAATCTTGCTTTAGGATTAAATACATTGCCTATATAGTTTGAGTAATACTGATTATATAAACTATTATCAATTACTAAATTTGTCAATGTTGATTGTTGTGCAGGAAAATTTAAACTATATGTATTTGTACCATCAAAATATTCTTGTCCGAATGCTTTGTAAGTTGTGTAACTTGTCCCTAAACCTGATGTAGAAGCAGAAAAATAAAAGTTAGTAGATGTTAAATCGGTTGTGTCAGTTGGATTATAATCATATAGTATTACAGGTTTAGGTATATATTTTTGTAAATCTGTTTTTAATGCATAACCAACTTGTAATTTATCTTTTAAGTTGTTAAAGTTTAAATCTTCAAATGGTAATTTAATATTATATTCGTCACCATCATTAGTTGTATTATAAAATAATGAACCATATTCAATACCATTAGCAGAATTGAATCCTACATTTACTAATGATTCAGATTTCTCGTATTCAAAATTTATCTTCTTATAAGTTTTTACTCTATTTAAATTTGTATTATCAGATTTTATATATTTAGTTATATCTCTTGTAGTTCCTGCAGCATAATAATCTTCTAATTGTTCAACTGTATAATTTATTCCGTCTGATGAATAACAAGTTAGATTAAACATTTTTAGTAAACCACTAAAAAAATCTTCTATTTTAATTTCAGGCATATATTTTCTTAAAGGAAAATAAGATAAATTAGTAGTGTAATTTGAAGTAGGAAATAATGTTTGAGTAAAATTTGTAACACCACTTGCAGTAGTTGTAACTAATCTAATTTTTGTATATGTAGCATTAAAAGTTACAGGTGCAAAAAATGTCCGCATTCTAATTTCAAAAACTGTTCCTTGATAATTATTTAAAAATGAATCTAATAAAGTATTTGTTGCGGTTGTAGAATTATTTGGTGCTAAAGATGGGGAAATGTAAACAGATTTATTTAATGTTACATTCCAAAGTTCTAATTGAAATTCACCACTTCCTGCTGGTCCCCTATAATCGAAAAATATTTGATTATAGTATGCAGTTGTATTTTGATTTGGTGCAGTAAATCTCATAGTAGTAGTATCAAAACTTTGAAATTTATATATGGCAGGAACTCCTGTATTATTAGGTGGAAATCCTGTTGAACTTTGAAAAGGTGTTAATTGATAATTAAAATAAGGGACAAATGTTTCAGCATTTTTTAACCATAAATAAGCGTTTGTAAACCTTGCATCACTTAAAAATGTACTTGGTTCTGAAGTAGTACCATCAAAGTTAATTCCAAATTGAGTTTCAATCATATTTAGAATAGGTTTTAATCTTAATGCTGGAAACAATTCGTTATATCTTATAGGTGTATCTATATCGTTTATATCATTTAAACCACTACCACCATAAACCCAATATCTATTTGAACTAATCAAAGGAAACATAACATCTGCACTTGCAGTAGTTGTAACTACTTTATCTCTTACTGTTGCCCCACCATAAACAAAATCATAAGTAGTATCTGTTAAATCTTTTAAAAATAAACCATTAAATTTATCTTTTAAAGTACCTAATGCACCAATAAATGTTATAGAATAACTATCAGGTTGGTTGTCTTTAATAGTAGCACTTTCAAGTTGTATCTTACCTGTTCTAAATAATATTGTATCTAACTCAATATAGGCATCTGCTTTTATTAATGTGTTAAATGGATAATCATTTGAATTTTCGTACCAATGTTTAAATATTTTATTATTCTGTTTTGATGCAGGTATTACAAATGTTTGGCTAAAATCAGTAAATGTCTTGGATATATCATTTATGTTTTGAATAGAACTAACCACCGAAATCTTTTCATCTGAAAATAAATCAATTCGGTTATAGTCTAATGTGTCAACATCTTTTATGTATATGGCTACTGTTATCATACAACATTGTTTATTAATGCAAAAGAATATTCAAACTCCATTTCATAATTTATCAATCTATCTTTCAATGTGTTTTTATAAGTAATTGATTTGTTTTTAATTAATACAGGTTTGCTATCCAGCAATATTGTTTCAGAAAATAATAAGTCTTTCAAAATAATATTCATCGTTTCATCAACCCATCCAGTATTACATTTTATAAAATCATTTCCATTTGTGTTAAATGATTTTTTTTGACCTTTCAAATAGTTATAATTATAGTCTTGTGTCAAATTATAAACTGTATTTCCCATAGTACTGCTTTCCTCTTTTGCTTTCATAAAGTAAACATTTTCCCAACCACCTTTTTTTGAAATAAAAGAACATAACAAAGGTGTATATTTGCATTCTTCGTCTGCATCAATTGTTCTTTCCCAAAGTAAAGTACTACCTCTATACAATCCTACTCTATAAGGAAATGTTGAATTCCAATATGGTGACTGTAAGAATACTTTCTTAACTATTGGATTTGTATTTGATGGAGTTATATCTATTGAGTTTGTAGCATTCCCATCGGTGTACTTTACTGAATAAGTATTTGAACCACTTTTCTGTAATAGCACATCTATATATAAACCAAAATAAGATAAAGTATCGCTTGAATTTAAAGCATTAATACTTATACTTGAATCTACTTTTATAAGTGTATTATCAACTGTATAAAATTGGTTAATAGTTGGATTGTAATGAATTATTTGCGTTACAGGTGTATAAGTAAAAATTGTATCGTCTGAATAAACTTTTAAATCTGAAGTCATTGGTAATAAATCAACGTTTAAATCAGAGTTCATTCCATCCATATATTCTGTATAGCCATCAACCGCAAGATAAGTAGTTGCTGAACCTACTTCTGCTTCAACTCCTCCAATTGTTCTATATTTTCTAACTACTACTGAACAATAAATATTTCCACTTTCATTTACATTAGCATAATTTGGATTTATATTATTTAAATATTCTAACACAAAATTAGATATATTATAATACGTTCCATAATTAACTGCTGATGCAATGTTTTTAGAAAAGGAATAACTTTTTAGCAAAGTACCACCACTTGAACTTATATCCAATGTTAAACGTGTTGCAGTTTGAGTTGCTACTTTTATTTCAATTATGTACGGACTTCTTGCGAATATTATATTTGACATTAGTTACCTTCTAATACGTTAATTCTTGCAGTTAATTCTTGTATTGCTTTAATCATTGGAGCGATAAGTTCAGTATATCCAAGTGATAAAACATCTTGACCTCCGTTTACTGAATGGTCTTGGAATCCTCCAAAATCAACTCCACTTGCTTCTATTACATCTTGAACTTCTTGTGCAATTAAACCGTGATGGTATCTTGTTCTTGTATGTGTGCCATCGTGAGTTATGTTATCTAATTTAACAGACTCTAACCACTCATCCATAAGTATTTTATAATCTTCGTCTGATAACTCTCCTTGAGTAGGCATTTCAGCTCTGTAATCTTCACGCATATCCCATTTGTAATCAACAGGTCTTAATTCATTTATAAAATCTAATCCTAAAATTGTATCTCTAACTTCTGTTTTATCTCTTTCATCAGAACGATTTTGTAAAGCTCCATTAGTATAGCAAGTAGTAGTTTCGCTACCTAATTGAATTTGGTTAGAAGCAGTTACTTCTGCATTATATCCTAAACCTGTTGCGTTAGAAAATGAAGTATTAGCAGATAAAGCTCCGTAACCTAGAGCAGTGTTAGCAGTTCCACCTATATTAGCCTGTAATGCAGCAAGTCCAACAGCTGTGTTGTAGCTACCAGTTGTGTTAGAATATAGAGCGTTTACTCCATTTGCAGTGTTGTAGATACCAGTTGTGTTATAAGTTAAAGTGTTTACTCCATTTGCAGTGTTATTGCTACCAGTTGTGTTTGAATATAAAGACAAATAACCAACTGCGGTATTGCTTACAATGTTACCCGCACCTTTACCTACTCTAACACCATTTATTACAGCATCTGAATTAGTTGTCACTGTACCTGTAAAAGTTGGAGAAGCAATATTTGCTTTTAAATTTAATGCAGTTTGAGTTGCAGTTGATACTGGTTTATTTGCATCGCTTGTGTTATCTACATTTGTTAAAGTAGAAAAGTTAGTGTTTGTTGTAATAAATGCGTTTCTTAAAGTGTCCCCTGTATTATCGTTTGCACTTGTTCCTACGTTAATTGTTGTAATTGCCATTTTTTTTATTTTTAAGTTATTTTTATTTTATATCTTTTAAATTATAATCAACCATTGTTTCTATGTCTTGTCCAAATGCTTTTATTAAATCTACATCTATGTATTTTTTATATCCTGCTTCAAATGGTTTTGTAAAAAATAAAGAAGGTTTAATTCCATTCATAAATATACTTCTTGCTATTGCATATTGTAAACCTTTTCTTGATTGAAATTCTCCTTTAGCATTTCTTGGTGCAATTCCTTTTCTTACTATCCATTTGTCAAATGCTTTAACAGGAGGCATTTTATTTTTATAACTATATGGTGTATTATATTTTTTAATCTTACCTGAAACTCCTTTGTCTTGGTAAGAACCATATTCAGCCATTGTAAAACCAACTATGCTAAATCCATTATCAGTTACAATTTCACCTTTAATAGAATTATATAATTCTTTAGAACTATTCTTCCCACCTTTGGTTAAATTACTTCTTGATTGTTGGATAACATAATCCCTAAATTTAATTAAAGTCTTTTGAACTTCTAACATTTTGTCATTTGGTTTTGTATTACCATATCAAATGTAACAGTTACTCCTGCCATTTTATTTTCAAATCTTTCTGTAAAGAATTCACAAGAAGGTGTGCCTATTAATTCGTAATCTTCAGCAAGTTTACCCATTCTTAATACTTCCAAGAATCTATTAACTACCATTAATTGTGTATTCAATACATCTTGCTCATTGTCATTACCTAAAAATATATCAGTTGTTAATGATTTACTTTCATCTACAATATCCATACATAATATAGATATATTGTAATTCCAAGTTGAACCTAAATACGTTGCTGAATTTATTATTATATGGCTTAAAGGAAAGATTGTAAGCTTGTTTAAATCAACTTTAAATATATCTCCAATAGTAACTGTGTTTACAAATAAATCTTCGTTTAATTGATTTTTAATTGCTTGTGTTATTTCGTAATAATGTGATGTCATCTATTCTGTCTTTTAATTAAATCTGCTTCTATCTTTTGTTTTTCTTTTTCAAATGTTAGGTATGTTAAACATTGGTTTATTGGTAATCTTGTTATTGAATCAAACCTTGTAAGGTCTCCTTGAGCAATAGCATAGATTGAACTATACCATCCCCACTTTTGTCCGAAGTTTGCAGTTGCAGAATATTCTGTACCTCCTTGTCCTTCTCCAAATAAACTATCGTAGCTTTCAATAATTCGTTGCCTAAATTGTAAAAAAAAACCGTTGCACCTAAACAAACATCTAATGGAGCAAACTTCATTACCTCTGCATAGGTTATAGTTCCATTGTATTCTTCAATCTCATAAGTGCCATTTAAGCCACGTTTTTTAATTGGTCTATACAATACTGCCATTGCTTTGTGCATCTCATCCCAATCAGTTATATACGTGTCTAAATCTGTATATTCACCAAATGTCATTTCATCTAAATTAGGAATAAAACCAAATTCAGTTCCACCTATTTTAAATGTAGGTATAAAAGAATGATTCTGATTAAACATATTTCCAATAGATGTAGTTATATCATTTACATCTTTATATTTAATCTGTGCTACTTCTTTTAAATCTATTCCACAAAATATCTGTACCATCTTTTGATGCAAGAACTCTGTATATTCATTATCTTTAGCTATCTTTAAAAACGCTTGATATTGTGCAAGTTTAATTTCAGATAGTTTTGTTGGTATTGTAATTTCTAATTTCATTTGATTTGTTTTTTATAATAATAAAATAATGTTGATATTGTATTAAACAAAAAAAAGACCTACATTTCTGTAAGTCTAATTTCCAATAATTAACTAACCCATAATTAATTTTCTGATTCGTATGCTTTTTTGCAATCATTAGAACAATATGTTCTTTCACATTCATAACCACAAAATCCACATTCGTTTTCTAATTCTTCTTGTTCGTATTTTCTTGAGTCTATCATAACGTTTGTTTTAAATTATAAGCAAATATAATACTTTTGTTTTAAATAAAAAACATTTAACATTTATTTAACTATTGAAATATTGATTTGCAATCTCAAACATCTTTTGCATTTTTCTTATCTCACCTATATTTCTTGGTAAATTAATAATTACTTCTACATTCTTTACGTGATGTATATAACTTTGAATTACTGATATTATTTGTCCGTATGTCATTAGTAAATAAAGTAGTTTCCTTTGTTTGGATTTTCTAAATGTGATGTTGCAGCATATCGCATAGCATCTATTGCGTGATTATAAGCATCTATTGGTTTATTCATTTTAACTCCTGTTTTATCTGTTAACCAAATGTAGTTTCTTAATTCATTAATTAAGTTCTTGCTTCTTGATGTAACATATATTTTGTTTTGATTCATTAAATTAATACCATATATAATTGAATCTTTACCTTTGCTAACAGGTAGTATATTGTGTCCGTATGTATTTAGTTCTGCTATTGATTTTGGTTCAGCACTATCAGCATAGACTATATCGTTTACATTGTTTGCTTTTAATAGATTAGATATATCGTTGTTTAATAAACCTTTTTTATAAATCAATTCATCAAATATATAAGCATCGTTATATTTATACATAGCTACTAATGATGTTGGGTCATTACTATATCCAAAGTCCATTCCATAACAAAGTATTCTTGCATCTGCAGGCATATCTATTTCATTCCAATCAGTTATACATACTCCTTCTAAAGAACCTGTTTGTCCAAGTCCATATACTTGCCACCAATTAGCCCAATATGTAGATGTTAAAGCTTTTACCTTTGCTGATTCTATTTCTTTAACTATTGTATCTGATAATGCTTCATTATCTAAATACGTTAATGTAATAAAGTCTATATTATCTT